ACAGACAATGCCGCTACACAAGGCGCTTCAATTCTGACTCAGATGGCTGCTTAATGCCGCTTTATACTTATCAATGCGAATGTGGGTCAGAGTTTGACAGGTTTTTAAAGCTTGCCAGCTATAAAGAGCCGCAAACTTGCGAATGTGGAAAGATAGCTGAAAAGAAGCTGACATTTTGCTCTGTATCTGTGATGGAAGCATATCAAAGCCCTGTCACAGGTGAATGGATAGAAACACCAAGGCAAAGGCGCATTGACCTAAAGAACAGCGGGTCAAGAGAGTGGGAGGGTCGAGAACAGGAAACAAAAGCAGCCCAAGAGCGTGAGAAAGACTTTGACAAAATGCTAGACAAGTCTGCTGAAAAATCAGCAGTTGAAGCATGGCAAGCGCTACCAAGTGAAACAAAAAAGGTATTAGAAAAAGCATCATAGTTGCTAAAAAAATGCATTTAGTGTAATTTATAGCTTGCTCATGTCGCTAGATAGAGGCAGGACTGTTGTGATAATAGACCGTATCCTAATAATGGAGATTTAAAATGGAAACTCTGGAAACCCAGACAGAACCAACAGAAATAAGCGCAGTATCAATGGATGAAACTATTGGCAATGCGTGGAAAGAAATTTCCTCACGCGGTGAAATTGACCGCGATGAATCCGGCAAATTTACAGCTAGTACCCCTGTAAAAAATGACATTCCTGCTGAAAAATCAATCGGCACAGCCGATCAATCAAAATCTATAGATTCAGTTGAAACCTCTGAAGTACCCGCAATAAAACCTCCATCAAGCTGGAAAAAAGAAGCGCAGTTAAAGTTTGCCGCGCTCGACCCTGAAATTCAAGCTGAGGTTATACGCCGTGAAAACTACATACACAAGGGTATTGAGGGCTACAAGCAATCAGCAGAACGTGCGACTTTATATGATCGTACCTTTGCGCCTTATCAGGAAACAATGCGACAGATAGGGACGACTCCAGAGCAAGCTATCTCTGGATTGATGCAAACAGACCATAATCTGCGCTATGGTTCACCAGCTCAAAAGGTGGCAATTGTTCACGACATAATCAAACAATACGGTATTAAGCCGGAATGGTTTGACCAACAAGAAACGCAAGTAAATCCAGAAGTCGGACACTTGCAGACAAGATTGCAAGCTATGGAGGCTCAACAAGCCCAATGGCAGCAAGAGGTGCAAGCGAGAGAAGTTGGGACGCTTAACAGCGATATTCAATCTTTTTCAAAGAATAACGAGCATTTTGAAGCAGTCCGAGATCGTATGGCTGACCTTATACAAGGCGGCGCGGCAAAGACACTTCAAGAAGCTTACGACACGGCTGTTTGGTCTGATCCTAATGTACGATCTGCTTTGCTTGCTAAACAACAAGCAGAGGAACGCGCAAAGGTAACAGCCAAGGTCAATGAAGCAAAAAAGGCATCTAGCGTGAATATTCGAGCAAGAGGAACAATTCCTGCACAAGCTCCGCTAGGTACAATTGAAGAAACTATTCGTGCAAGAGCTAAAGAACTCGGCATGTATTAAGGAGAATAACTATGGCTTCCCCCGCATCTAGCATTATCACAGCATGGTCAGAGTTGGCTAGCACAACCTACCGCGCACACTCTAAAGACGTAGCTGACCAAGTAACCAAGCACAACGCGCTATTCCGTCGCCTGACTGAGAAAGGCCGTACTCGTGTTGAAGATGGTGGTCTTACTATAGTTCAGCCGCTTGACTATCAAGCAAACTCAACTTATCAGCGTTATTCTGGCTTTGATGTGTTGAATATCAACGCAGTTGACGTGCTGACAAGTGCTGAGTTCCCTTGGCGTCAGGTAGCAGTAAACGTGGCAGCTTCAGGTCTTGAACTGCGTACTAACTCTGGCGAAAACCGCATTATTAACTTCACTAAAGCTAAAGTTAAGAATGCTATGCGCTCAATGGCTAACGGCCTGTCAGTTGATATGTATTCAGACGGTACAGCAGCTAACCAGATTGGTGGTATTCAAGCTCTCGTCGCTGACGCTGGCACTGGTACTGTTGGCGGTATTAACTCATCAAACTGGGCTTTCTGGAAAAACATCGTGCAATCTGCTGCTGCTCCTTTACAGGGCGGTGCTGCTATCACCCCTTCAGCTTCGACTATTGAATCATTGATGTTGCCTATGTGGTTGAAACTAACCCGTGGTACTGATATGCCAGATATGATCGTGATGAGTGATGATTACTTCACTATGTACGAGCAAAGCCAAACAAGTTTGAAGCGTTACACTTCAGACGAAAATGGTAAGGGCGGTATGATCTCTATGAAGTACAAGAACGCTGACGTGTTCTTTGATACTTCTGGAGGTATCCCAGGCGCTCATGCTTACTTCCTGAATACTGACTATCTTGAGTGGGTTGTTCACCGTGACGCTAACATGACCATGATGGATGAATTACGCTCTGTAAACCAAGACGCAGTTGTTATCCCAGTTCTTACACAGGGAAACTTGGTAGTAAGCGCTCGATTCCTGCAAGGTGTGATTAAAAGTTGATTGTAACTATAGCTTAATACTTAGTTATACCCTATAATACATTATCTTTAAAAGGAGGATGTATGGCTAAGGGTAAATATGCAAGAGCTAGTTTAGAAGATCGTTTTAAGGCAAAGATTAAAGTTGTAGATTCAGGTTGTCATGAGTGGCAGTCAACATTGTCCCGTGATGGTTATGGCAAAGTTTGGATAGTTGATAGGCAAGAACCGGCGCATCGAGTTTCTTATCAATTACACAATGGTGAAATACCAAAAGGATTTTGGATACTTCATACTTGCGATAATCGAAAATGTGTAAATCCTGAACATCTGTATTTAGGTGATGCAAAGCAAAATACAGCGGATAAAATTGCTAGATGTGGATGGCATGGCAACATGCAATACGAATTTAAAACGATAGAAAAAATTAGGTTAATGTATAAAACTGGGAATTACAGCCAACAGCAATTAGCTGACATGTTTAAAATACATCAGACGCAAGTTTCTAAATACGTTAGAAATAAGCAAAGAGTAAATAAATAAAGGAGAAATATTATGACAGTAGCAACTATTCAATATCCCTTATCCGGCTCTGCCGTGCTGGGTAACTTCAGTTCCTCAATTGAGGTAGCTGACAACGATACAAGCTATAAGCCAATTGTACCAGTGGGTACAATCGTTGATTTTAACGACCCGTACTATGGTGCAGGTAAGGCTATTCGCTTGTGTGTTCCTAAAAACACAACTGCTATTAAGGTGGGCACTTTGGCTACTTATGCAGCAGGTACTAACGCTGGATTTTTGACAAACTTCTCATTTGTTATTTGTCCAGTAACCGCAAACTTGAGCAAGCCAGTTGGCGTATCTATTAATTCTATACCTACCAACGCTTCATTTGCTCAATATGCTTGGTTTGCATTGTCTGGCTCTCTGCCTGTTTGGGCTTTGGCTGCTACCGCTGTAGGTGCTGCACAGTTTATTAGTGCAACTGCTGGTGCAACCTTTGTAACTGTAACTGCTGGCCGTCAGATCGTTGGCATGTGCCCTGTAGTTGCTTCAACTGCAACTGTAACTAAGACCGCAACTTACATCACTGGCAACCCTGTTATTTCAGTTACCAATAGTGATGGTTTGTTTGTTGGTCAAAGTGCTACAGGTTGCACAGCAGCAGCTTCATTGATTACTGATATTTCTGCTGATGGCACTAAGATTACTCTTGCTGCTAACGCGAATGCTTCGGGTTCAGGTACAGTCACATTTACTAATAACGATGCGACTAACTTCTTCCCGATTGTTCAGTTTAATTTCCCTTTTGCTCAGGGTAACATAACCTAACAAACTGCCCCTCTTCGGAGGGGTTTAGTAATGCGTTCTATGTTAGAATGCATCATTAAACTTTATGGCAACCCATAGGAGTATCAAAAATGATTCAAGCAGCTAGAATGCCGTATGTACGTTTTGAAACAGAAGTTGAAACAAGCAAAGATGCAGAAGGTCATAACCAATACAAAAACAAGATTATGGCTTATATCACATCGGCAGGTAGCAAGGATGAAGTGGTAAAGATCGCTGAAGAATGGATCGTGCAATTGCGCGAAAAAGGTCAGACTCGTGGGCCTTTTGATTCAGCGGCAAACGAATATGAGCAATGGTATGACCGTTTTTCTAAGTTGTTACAGAACTACAAAGACGGGAAAGGGCTAGACCATGACGGCACTCCGCTTCGTGCATCACTAGCATTTAGCCCTGCTGAGTTGGCACAATGTGAAGCGGTGAAAATATTTACACTTGAAGATTTGGCAGTATGTACCGAAGAAGCATTGAGCCGCATGGGTATGGGCGGCAGGGTTTTAAAGCAGAAAGCTGCGAAGATACTTGAAACTGCAGATAGTTCTAAGCTGGCAGAAGAGAATGCAAGCTTAAAATTAAAGCTTGAAGAGTTAACCACCAAAGTTGAACAATTGATGGTAAATTCTGGTTCTGATACATCAGAACCCAAAAAGCGTGGCAGACCAAAAGCCGAAGAATAATTATGAAGGGGTAGTCTATGTCAATGCTTACAATGGTTCAATCTGCTTGTATCAGATTAGGGCTACCCTCACCAAACGCAGTCGCAACATCCTCAGATACACAATATCTTCAACTTCTTGCCCTTTTGAACGAAGAAGGGTCCGAATTATCTGTTCGCACAGAATGGCAGGTGCTTAATCGTGAGGCGCATTTCACGACATTAGCGGCTGAAATTCAAGGTACAGTCGATGCCATCATGCCTGGCTTAAATTACATCATCAATGACACAATATGGAACAGGACAATTCGCCGTCCTGTATTTGGGCCATTGGGCGCACAATATTGGCAACAACAGAAGGCCATGTTTACCGCTGGCCCTTGGAATCAATACCGTGTAAAGGGTAATAATCTAGTATTTTTCCCTGCACCTGCTGCGGGTCAAGATTGTTATTTTGAATACGTCAGCAAATACTTCGCTACTGACTCAACAGGGGTAAACTATCAATCAGCTTTTACCGCAGATACTGATTTGTGCTTGTTCAATGAAGATATTATGACGCTTGGTCTTATATGGCGATGGAAAGCCAATAAGGGATTAGACTTTTCAACTGATTTTCAAAAATACGAAAATAGGGTTCTAATGGAAATTGGCAGGGATGGTGCTAAACCTATATTGAATATGGGTGAGGCTAGATACGACATATTCCCTGCTGTAGTTATCCCTTCTGGCTCATGGGGCGCATAAATGAAGCTGATCTCCAAAGGTCGTAGAATATCCCGCACTGTGTCTATTCCATCCCCGATAGGAGGATTGAATGCGCGTGATCCTTACGCTGAGATGGATGCTAAAGATGCTGTAAAGCTTGAGAACTGGTTTCCTCTTCCTATGTCTATCCAACTAAGACACGGATACTCGATTCAATCCAGTGGATTAGGCGCGTCAGTCAGTACCGTAATGGCGTATAATGGTGGGTCATCGCAAAAGCTATTTGCTGTAGCTAATACTAATTTTTATGATTGCACAACAACAGGCGCAGTAGGCGCTGCTGTAACTACTTGCACCGTTCCAACATGGCAACATGTAAACTTTGCCACAGCGGGCGGGTATTTCCTTTCATGCGTAAATGGTGTCGATAATCCAAAGTTATATGACGGCACAACATGGACAACCCCTGCAATCACAGGCGTGACGCTGACTGATTTAATTACAGTCACAGTTCACATGAACCGTCTATGGTATATTCAAAAAAATACAATGAAAGTATGGTATTTGCCAGTTAGCTCAATCGCAGGGGCTGCCGTACAAATTGATTTCTCTGGTCTTTTTAAGCGTGGTGGATACCTGATGCAGATGGGTAGCTGGACAATAGATGCAGGCTCTGGGATGGATGACCATGCTGTATTTATTAGCTCAGAGGGTGAGATAGCAGTATATAAAGGAACTGATCCATCAAGCATAAACACATGGAGTCTTGTAGGTGTTTATCAGGTAGGCTCTCCGGTAGGCCGCAGGTGTATGTCACAGTTCGCCTCTGACCTGCTTATTATCTCGCAAGACGGGCTTCTACCTATGTCTAAGGCTTTGATGTCAAGCCGTGTAAATAATAAAATATCTCTGACGGACAAAATACAGCACTTGATGAGCCAAGATGTAACCGATTATGGTACGGCGTTCGGATGGCAAACCCGTTTATTCCCGCAGGCAAACATGCTGCTTCTTAATGTCCCCGCTGGTAACGGAGCTAATTACCAGTATGCAATGAATACCATTTCAGGTGCTTGGTGTAAGTTTACAGGCTGGAATGCACAATGCTGGGAAATGTATAAGGATAATATTTACTTCGGTGATGGATTAGGTAATGTGTGTAAAGCATGGGATACATTCGCAGATAATGGTGCAAATATAAATAGCGATGTGATTCAAGCATTTAATTATTTTGGCAACCAGAATATAAAACATTTCAAGATGTCAAAGCCAATATTCAACTCTAATACATCGAGTATCGGGGTTGTTTTTGGATTAAATATTGATTTCAACTTCAACGTGCCGATTAGTACGCCTTCGTTTACGCCTAGTAATGTAGGTGTTTGGGGTGTTTCTAAATGGAATCAAGTTATATGGGGAACAGTAAATACATTGAGAAATAACTGGCAATCAGCCGGTGGAATTGGTTATTGTGCAGGCGCACATCTTTCGACATCTTCAAACATTGCTGATATTCAGTGGCAATCAACTACTTTAATATTTGAGGTAGGTAGCGGATTTTGATAGTCACTGACTGCCAAGAAGAGCTTGGAATATGGTTAGCGAATAGATTGGGTTCAACTTATGCAAGCGGGATTAGTATTTGTATCGGTTTTAAAGAGAATGGGATTATTAAATCAGTTGCATCATTTGAAAACTATAACGGTAAAAGCGTATTAGGTCATTTGGCAATTGATGACGGCAGGATGAATAAAGAATGGGCGATTTACTGCTTTGACTATGTATTTAATCAGTTAAAGGTGAATAAATTAATTTGCAGTGTAGAGAGTGATAATCTAAAAGCACTCAAGCTATATAAGCATTTTGGGTATATTGAAGAATGTATAATTAAAGACGCTGGGAAAGATGGCGATTTACACATTCTGAGCATGACTAAAGAACAGTGCAAAATGTTGAATAAATAAGCAAGTCGTGGTATAAAGTAGCAAGTGGCTACCCACAAGATCATGTCGATATGACAGAATTGGAGTAATAAATGGGAAAGCAATCACCACCACCAGCACCAGACTATGC